AAAAATCAGAGGCAGTCATTAGTAAAGATAATTCTGATACCATTATTTTCATTTGTTTATACCACTATTAATATTTCTTTATTTGTTAAATCTATTTTAAACTTACCGTCAGTACTTTGAAGCTTACCTGCTGTTAAGGTTCCCATGTCTGCAGCTACAGCAGAAAGGTTAGTTACACTGAGTTTATCTGAAGTAATTGTTCCAGCAACCATTAAGTCTCCATCTATAAAGTCAGCTTGAACTACCCAAGCAGAACCGTTATAAATATAAGCTTCAACTGTTCCCGCTGTGTCTTTAACAATAAAACGATCACCATCGACTGGAGAGTAGGTTGTTGCTGCCAAAAAAGAAGCGCTAATGTTAACTTGATTGCTAACGCCGTAATAAGCAGAAATAGTTCTAGCAGCGTTAGTTTCTACAAAACGCCACCAACCTGCTCCTCTAACCCCATCTTCCCCTGCAACACCTAGCGGAACATACGTTAACCCGTTAACAGGAAGACTTGGTGTGCTGGCTGCTGAGAAAAAGTTTACGTGAGTTTTACCGGAAGAGCTAAAAGAAGGATTTGTTCCAGAAGCATTATCCGCATAAATAGGAAAAATGCTATTCCCTGTTGCTCCCGCTCCCCCTGTATCTCCGTCTGCTCCAACAAATTGAACAAAATCTATACTGGACCTAACTGGTAAAGTTGGAGTGGCACCCGTGTGAGGGTGATAAGCTACAAACTCCTGATTAGAGTAAGTATAAGATTGAGTGTTATTAGCTTCGTTTGCTGTGTTGGCATAGATAATTGCTACTGTGCCGCTAGCCACTAGCTGAAGTGTTCTATTAATTACTACTGCTCTATTTGAAAGCCGATTGCTGATAGATCTTGATCTTACTGAAAAGTCATAAGTTCCTGCTTTTAACCCTAAAATATCAAAGGTAGTAGTTGACGTACTACCTAATTCTTGATACGCTGTATCATTTTCAGAAGAAAATTTTACTTCTATTAAGTATTCATTAGCAGCAATATCATCCGCTGCTGTCCAAGTCAGCTTACCTGAAGCTGTACCATATAGTTGATTATTATCTGGAACAAAGGTTACTGCTGTAGGTGCGGCTATTGAAAAGTCTATGTCAGGTAAAATTGTATAAGCAACATCATCTGCTACATTCCAAGATAGCATTGTGTGATCAAAGAAATAACACTTTACTTTAACAGAAAAGTCTTCTCTAATTTCTGTAGACTCAACTCGAAAAACGTATCCGTTATCAAGGCCCAAATTGTCAGAAGTTATTTTTATTAAGTCTCCTGGCTCAACTGTTAAAGCTTTCTTAGATAATGTAACATCTAAGGTATAGATTAGCCTTGACTTTCTTACTTGTTGTTCAGCGTAAGCTAGTGCGTGATACTTAGTAGTAATCCCGCTAGGAGATACACTAGTAGTTAAGGGATTATTATTGTCTTCAGCCAAGTAAATCTGATAAACAGAGTTAGCTGCAACTTCAGTTGGAGGCCAAGTTACTGAATCAGGTTTAAAATTTTCAGCTTCGTTATCAAACTGAACTGTAACTTGAGTAAATCGATCTTGAGCACTAGGCCAGTCAATAGTTGCTGCTTCTCTAATTATGTCATCTTCAGAAAAATAGTGGTTGCTGTCTATAAGAGTATCGGTTGCAGAAGCACTTGTTGGATAGTTTAACACTAACTTATACTTACCTGAAGGAGACCAAACAAGGTCTGCAATTCCCATTGTAGAAAGAATTTGTTCTATATTATCTCTAATAGTAGTTTCTGTATCAAGAGTAAGGTTACATTCATACAATCGGATAGAATCTGTACTAGGAGAGGTAATTGCAGTATAGTTTGCAGTATAGTTAGGGGAAGTCCCAGTCAAAGCCATTGAGTAAAGTTGAGAGTTAGCCTCATCGTAATATAAATGGCCTTCCTGATAAGGGCTTAGATTAGCCGTAGGGAAAGCAGCGTATTGAGTAAAAGAAAAAATAGGTTTTACTCCATTTACGCTCCCTCCGATAGTAGCGTTAGTTAATACTACTGTATCGCAAACTGAAGCAGCGTTATAAAAAGAAGGCAAGTCTGCTTGAGAAACAGAAAGATTTCTTCCGAACTCAGCGTTTAACAAGTAATCAAGAAGGCAATAAGAAGGGTTATTAGAAAACTCGTAGTTACTGTTTAAAGTATAGTTTGTTCCATCATAGGAAATTTTTCTTATTTTTCGGCCCTTTAATATATATTTAGTAGAAGGAACCCCGTTATATTGAGGATCTTCTCTGTTAAGTCTGTAAAAAGCTGTAGCAAAGGCCGTATTAGTAAAAGTATTAGTTGTAGGGAATCCGTTAGAACTAGCAGCTGCGTCAGCAGTATTTCCATTATTGTGTATATGGAATCGATGAGAAAACTTAGCGCTATTAGATTTTATTTCTTTTGTAAATCCCCGATAGTCAATCTCATCTACAAGAATATGTTGAACACCTTCAATTCCTCCGTGACACAAGGCTGTTTGAACTGCTAGAAATTCTTTCTTAGAGCCTGATACAGAAGTATTATTAAAGTTTGTTGAAAAAGCAGTTGAAAAATTTTCTGACCCTGAAGTGTAATTGTTATTAATTTGTTGTTTAACGTTAATTCCACCTGTTACTTGCTTACCATAAATTACTGGAAGTGGAGCAGCTTGCCCTGAAACAGTAAACTTTTGCCCTCTTTGTTTATCACGTTCTAATTCTCTACGAGCTTTTTCCTTATCCATCTGTCTTTTTTGATGATAAGCTGAACCAATAGAAAGAGCAAAGCCAATCCAAGATAAAATGCCCATTTAAACTTTCCCCCATGAAATATGAGTTTCACTGTCGTCGTATATGTTATCAAACGAAGTATCTGTAGAATTCTTTTGATCCATACCATCTTTAGAAACCATAGTTAAATTTACTTGATCAAGATCAGCCATCGGGGAAGTTCCTTCTATCTTAGCTGTTTTTTCGTCCCAGCTAATGCTTACGCTTGGAGAATCTATAAACCCTGAGTAGGTAGGAGCAACATCCCCTGTTCCTAATAATGGATCTCCGTTAGAGTCTAGTAAACCTAAGTGAACTTTAATAGTGTTGCCGATAACCCCTAGCTTAAAAGAATCCGAGACTGAATCTGCAATGTCAGTTAAAACGACTGTATAGGCTTCTCTGTCAAGAATTGAAGAAAAATTAGGAGGCTCAATAGAGAAAAGACCCCCATCACCTAACCATGTATGTCCGCCATATACAATATTTCTGTGGAAACTTGTATAGTAATTTGTGCTAGCCAGATCTATTTCTATTAGAAAAAAGTAATTTAGACTACTACTGTTGAGCGCAGTTGTAAAAGCACTTGAAAAAGATCTCGCCATCACATCACCTCAATTAAGTTTACACTGCCAATATTAGAGAGAACTCCATCACTAAAAGTAATTCCTCTTTGATTGTCTATGTTTCGGTAGTAAACAAAGGTTACAAGGTCTCTCAGTTTCATAGTATGGCCTTGACTATTATTTACTGCGGCCTTTAGTTTTGGGTAAATAGAAATTGTTTTGTTATCTATATTATTAAATACAACATCTGCTGTTGTTATATAGACTTTGTCATGGCTACTAAATTTAATAAAAGTACCTTTAGGCATAAGTCCTGTTATTTGAGAAGTTCCCTTTTGAACCGTAACTGAACTATCTCCTGCTGCTGCATTTCCTGGACCTACAGGTAAAGTCAATACGTTTTGATTAATGCCAACAACGGCAGAAGAGTAGATTGGAACAGTTGTAGTTTGGCTTGTTGCTGTAGTAATTTGAGGCATAATCATACTATTGCTAGTTTCTACGTCTTTAAAGGAGCTAACAAACAAGTCTGCTTGATTACTATTTTCAGCAATAACTTCAAAAGATAATTCCCAACGCTGATGCCCTTGAGAAGCTCTTTGCGTTTTCAAAGATACAGTAGTCATATCGAACATAGGTTCGTTTGATGTAATTGTGAAAGGAGCAAGTATTTGTGCTCCGTTATAGTAATAAGTTTTCATTGATTAGTTCCTTAATTAGATTTTTTCTGCTATAAACATCCTTACTAAGTCAGCAACTATGTCGCTTCTTACGATGTCTTCTACACCAAACTCAATCACAGGGAGGTTAATACCGTTAGACTGTATAAGCCGTGAGAACCTCATAAGATCTGTCCCAGACTTAACGTCTGACTGAGCAGGATCACCCATGAGAATTAGTTTAGAATTTTCGCCGATGCGTGTACTTATGGCCTTTAGTTCATCCATGTTTAAATTTTGAGCCTCATCAACTAACACAAGAGCATTCTCGTAAGAACGCCCCCGTATAGTCTCAATG